CATTAAGTCGTATGTATCAACCAGACGAAGTGATGGTTGGTGATGGCAATATCTGGATTATTGATGAGGATTCTGTTGCTGGTGAATGGATGAGGTAGAAGAATGAAACCAGAAAAAATTGACAACGTAAACAAACCAAGCCACTACCAAGGCTCAAAAGGCCTTGAAAGTATTGAAGTGATTGATAACTTCATTGGCAACTTGCCAGGTAAGGCTGCATGGTGCTGGGGAAATGCTATCAAGTATCTATTACGCTTCCAGAAGAAAAACGGCCTTGAAGACCTGAAGAAAGCCAGAAAGAATCTTGACTGGCTTATCGAGGAGATGGAACATGAGAATAAAAACATCAAATGATTCTATCATCAACGTTGATAGTGTGAAGCATAGCATCACAATTGAAGGAGTTGAGTTTGGTTCAGATTGTAGTGCTTTGGTATCTAAGAATAAAGACGGGACAGGAACAATCACTCTGATATTTGAAGGAAAAATTATTTGAAATAGAAATGAGGTGAGAGATGCCTTTTTTTCCAGAAATCAACGAAGCCAAAACTAAAGAAAATGCCAAGAAAATTTTAAAAGGATATCCTCGATGGCGTCGTGTGGCCAATGATCAAAATGGTCAAAAGGTGACGACTACATACTCTTTCATGCCTCGCAATCCAGGAAGCGACACGACTAGTCAGGTTGAGAAGCTTGCTATCAGAAAAGTAGATGCAGAAATGGAGTTAGATGCAATCGAGCAAGCTGTCAGTGGATTACATGATCCTTTATATCGTAGGATACTTTTCGAGAAATATCTTCAGTGGGATTGTAAGAAGGATGAATCAATCGCAATGGATTTGTCTCTTTCAGAAAGTTCTTATTACGACATTTTAGATAAATCTCTGATGGCATTTGCAGAACTTTATCGAAATGGAGAACAAATCGAAACGCTAGACTAAAAAATGGAGTTTTCTTGGAGTTTTCTTGGAGTAAATTTGGAGCAAGTTCGGAGTAAATATATAATTTTGTGTGCTAAAATTATATTATGAAATAATTGTAAAGGCAGGCACATCCTGTCTTTTTCTTTGAGTTTGGAGGTGATATCGTGAAAAAAGTAGAACCAATCCGTGAGCTTGATGATATTGAGAGGATGAAAGATTTTTTGAAATCAAAAAGCGAGCGAAACTATGTTCTAATCATGTGCGGTCTATATTCAGGAATGCGCATCAGTGATATCATACCTCTTCAGGTAAAACATGTTACGAGTGATAGAATCGAAGTCACTGAGAAAAAGACAGGAAAAGTCAAGCGATTTGCTATCAATCCAGAATTAAGAAAAGCGTTAAATCACTACATCAAAACAAATGACCTACAAGATTACGATTATCTGTTTCCGAGCAAAAAAAAGATTAGGACGGACGGTGTGCGTATCGCTCACATTGGAAGAGTTGCAGCTTACCAAATTTTAAAGCAAGCGGCTGAACATGTCGGGTTGAAAAATATTGGCACTCACTCTATGAGGAAGTCATTTGGCTATCATCATTACAGACGAAATCAAAATGTAGCCATCTTGATGGAATTATTCAATCATTCGTCACCAGATATTACACTTGATTATATCGGCATTAAGCAGGATGAATTGGATGATTCAATGATGAATTTTAGCTATTAAAAACCTATTTATTTAACACATTGAAAAAATGTAAATTAGTTTTTAATAAAACAGATGTGAGCACTTGATATGCTTGAGGTTTGAGGATGTTGATTTTATTTAACAGAATATAAGATATGTTAAATATAGGAGGGTGTCAGAGGTTTAAAAAACACCCCCCTACATCATAAAAATTTAGCCTCCTACCCACTAAAAAGAAAGGACCCTCCCTATATGAACACCCCCAAGGATAGACCGGACCGGAGTGGGCCTCACAGAGTTGCTTTTGAAAAGAATAAAAATATTATTCTCAAAACAAAAAATACTTGTGGGATTTGTGGACTCCCCGTCGACAAATCATTGAAGTACCCACATCCTCTGTCTCCGGTCATTGACCACGTTATTCCAATCAATCGCAACGGTCATCCGTCAGACATTCGTAACTTACAGCTTGCCCACTGGCAATGCAACAGACAGAAGTCTGACAAGCTTTACGCTGATGATAGATCAGCTAATGCTACTGTTGTAGGTAACAGGAACTTGCCACAGTCCAGGGATTGGACTAGGTATAGAGCTTGAAGTCTTAATGAAAGAATTAAAAATTTTTTATAAAAAAGAAAAATAAAAAAATATTTAAAACTCGAAAAAATAACAGATATGTGTAGAAGTAAGTCCTAGCTGATGATAGGGGGGTATCCCCCTCCCTTTAGGCGCTCAAGAGCTTCACGCCGTAACTGTACATTTTTTCTCGCGCCAAATCATCAAAATGAAAGGAGAGCGGTTTGGAATTGAGAGGTATTGATTATCTTAGGAGGAAGTTGAATCTCTATCAGAGTAGAGTCAATCTGAGATACAAGCATTATGCAATGCAACACTATGAAGCACCTACAGGAATCACAATTCCTGCGCATATCAGGGCGAAGTACCAAGCTGTCCTTGGTTGGGCTGCAAAGGGAGTTGATAGTCTTGCAGATCGTTTGATTTTCAGGGCATTTGCTAATGATGATTTTAATGTTACAGAAATCTTTAATCGGAACAATCCTGATATCTTCTTTGATAGTGCTATTTTAGCTGCGCTGATTGGTTCGTGTAGTTTCGTCTACATTTCGAAGGGTGAAGATGATGAGGTGAGGTTACAAGTCATTGAATCAAGCAATGCGACGGGTGTCATTGATCCTATAACAGGGTTGCTTGTGGAAGGTTATGCGGTGTTGGCTCGTGATGATTACAATCGTCCAACGCTTGAAGCTTACTTTGAGCCAAATGCTACTCACTTCATTCCGAAAGATGGGGAGCCTTACTCGGTTACGAATGAAACGGGTATTCCTTTGCTAGTTCCGGTCATTCATCGTCCGGATGCGGTTCGTCCTTTTGGTCGGTCTCGTATTACTAGGGCAGGGATGTATTATCAAAAATACGCTAAGCGTACTTTGGAACGGGCGGATATAACTGCTGAGTTCTACTCATGGCCGCAGAAATACATTCTTGGGCTTGATCCTGATGCAGAACCTATGGAGAAATGGAAAGCTACTGTATCAAGTTTGTTGACGATTTCCTCTAGTGACAAAGGAGAGAAGCCGAGCGTTGGGCAATTTACTACCGCTAGCATGTCACCTTTCACAGAACAGCTCAGAACAGCAGCTGCTGGATTTGCTGGTGAAATGGGCTTGACATTGGATGACCTTGGCTTCGTTTCAGATAATCCATCATCTGTGGAAGCTATCAAGGCTAGCCATGAGAATCTTCGTCTTGCTGGTCGAAAGGCTCAGCGCTCATTAGGTGCTGGATTGCTAAATGTCGCTTATGTTGCAGCTTGTTTGCGTGATGAGTTTCGCTATACTAGGAGCCAATTTGTGAGAACCACTGTTAAGTGGGAACCATTGTTTGAAGCAGATGCGAATACAATGACCATGATTGGTGATGGTGTTGTGAAACTAAATCAGGCATTACCTGGTTACATCAATGCGGAGACAATTCGAGACCTTACTGGTATCGCTGGAGACATGTCAGCTAAACCAGTGGTGAGCGAGGGTGGTTCAAATGGAGAATGATGTTTTACCGGGTATCTTGCAAGATGTTCAAGAGAGGTTTGAACGAGATTTTGGCAAGAGTGAGATCGTCAGAAATGCTTTTGCTACGTTAAAAGCAAAAAAAGCCACTTACAAAACTGCAAATGAGTTTGCGATTGAAGTTGGTGAAATTCTCTCTAAGGCTCTAGGAGTGTCTCTGAGCGCTGATAAACTACCAGACGGAAAAATGTATTACAATATTGCTCAGCGTTTACTGACGGACGTGCTAGGACGAAATCACGAGCTTGTGAGTGGTTATGCTAGCGATGTTCAGAAGAATTTGAACGATGAAGCAAAAATTGGTCTGAAAGTTAAAGTTCCTGAATTAAATCTGAATCGAATAGCTGGCATTGTCAATCGCTTTTCGTCTGAGGATAATTTTGAGGATGTCAGTTGGTTGCTCGGTGAACCTATTGTGAACTTCACTCAATCAATCATTGATGATAGCATTCGTAAGAATGCGGAGTTTCATGCTAAAATGGGCTTTGTGCCGACGATCAGTAGACACTCTACTAGACGTTGTTGTAAATGGTGCGATAGCTTAGTAGGGAATTACATATATGGTGAGGAACCAGCGAATTTCTACAGAAGGCATCAGCATTGTACTTGTGTAATTGACTATCATCCTAAAAAGGGTAAGGTTCAAAATTCTTGGACTAAAAAAATCAGAAATGAGAGTTCCGATGAGTTAGAAAAGCGTAAGAGAATAAATATTGATGTGCGTGATAATAATCGAAAAGTAGACATCAAGGAGTACAAAGAAGTGGTGGATACACTCGGTGTTGAAAAATCCCCCATTTCTCTAGCGAAATTTCAGGATTTGAAGTATAATGGTGGTGAGGAATATGAGCAACTGAAAGATAAAGTATTTATTTATCAGAAAATCCAAACTGGAGAATGGGGTAAAAAAATAAACCCTGAGAAGCAGTTGCCACATATGGAATCAACACATAAAACAGGAAAATCATATATCTATGATTCAGTTGATGTTCAAGAATTGTTTGATAAACATTATGGAACTGGACGCATTGAGCTTGATAGACGTGGAAGAAGAACGAACAAAGAGATAATAGAATTAGGTTACCCAATCGGAATCAATGGGGCAGATGGCTCAGAAGTGACGTCTATTAAAATTCATCATTCTGAGAAGAGAACCCACATTGTACCTAAGAAAGGAGATCAGTAATGAACTTAAAACAATATTTGGGAAAAGATATTAGAGTTACTTTTGTTGATGATCAAATCCTCGAAGGTCACTGTAATACTTATACGGGAAGACTTGATACCGAAGATGAACTGTATGACGAAATTACAATAGCAACGGATAAACACCCATATATTGGGTTTAATGAATCTGAAATTAAGTCAATAGAAATTATCTAGCACTCGAAAGGGTGCTTTTATTATGCTTATAAAGGAGTAACAATGGGAAACACAATTGATTTTTCAGAGAAAAAGTCTAGTCTGGAGCGTGGTGCTTCCGTGAAAGAAATTTTGGAGGAAAATCTTGAGACTAGTCATGACTATACTTCGGTATTAGTGGTTTCTTTGGATAAAGATGGTGAGATACATCTTGGCTATAGCTGGGAAAGTAGTTTGCAGGCGTTGGGAATGCTCGATGTTGCTAAAAACTATATTTTGAATGTAATCAATTAAACCATCCCAGCGACAGGGTTATCATGCGATGACGATTGAAAGGAAAATAGAATGGCGAGGAAGAAGAAACTTGGCAATCAGAATCCTACTCAATCGGTGATTTTAAAATACGTCAAGAAAAATTCAAAAGCTAAAGAAGCGATTGAACTTTACGAGCGGACTGGTCTTTCTTGCTATGCTTGGCAGAAGAATCTATTGCTACCTTTGATGGCTATTGATAAAAATGGTCTTTGGGTGCATCAGAAGTTTGGCTACTCTATTCCTCGTCGTAACGGAAAATCTGAAATCCTTTATATTCTAGAAATTTGGGGTTTGCATAAGGGATTGAATATCCTGCACACGGCTCACCGGATTTCTACATCTCATTCCTCTTTCGAAAAGGTCAAACGATACCTTGAAAAAATGGGGTATGTGGATGGTGAGGATTTTAATTCCATTAGGGCAAAGGGGCAGGAGCGGATTGAACTTTATTCAACAGGTGGTGTTATCCAATTCCGTACTAGGACATCAAATGGTGGTCTGGGTGAAGGATTTGACATGCTGATCATTGACGAGGCCCAGGAGTACACGACCGAGCAAGAATCTGCTTTGAAATACACGGTTACGGATAGTGAGAACCCTATCACAATCATGTGTGGGACCCCTCCAACACCTGTATCAAGCGGGACGGTCTTTACGAAGTATCGTGAGACTTGTCTCTTTGGAAAAGGAAAGTATTCTGGCTGGGCTGAGTGGTCGGTTTCT